TCCTCTAAATCACGTAAAAAGGTTGGTGCCTTGTTATTACATAAGACCAAAGTAATTACACAGGCAGTCAATCAAGATAAGAAATCTCATCCATTACAAGCCAAGTTGGCTGATATGGTAGGATTGAGTGAGAAGATTTACCTTCACGCTGAAATATCAGCATTAGTGAAATGTAGGTCTGAAGTTGATACAATCGTTGTTGCAAGATTGGGTGGACATACAGGACATGAAATACGCAATGCTAAACCCTGTCCTATATGTTCACTAGCTTTACAACAATCAGGTATCGAGCACATTTATTACTCTACTGACGAAGGCTTCCTCTATGAGTACAACTAAGAAGTTCATTTCACTAGATGGTGAAGAACGAACAATGGAAGAACAAATTGTATTTCTATCACAGACTATTCGTGAATTAACATTAACAATTGAGTGCAATAAACAAGAACTTAACGAATTATATGGAAGAGTATGTTACATTGAAACTCAAATCTAAATACATCATTGATGGAGGAAAGTATGAACCCCAATGCTGATAAAAGCAGGGTCTGCAATACCAAAGTTCAATTGGAGGAACTCATCATGGATATTACGTCCAGTGATCTTAACCGTCAAATGCAACAACTTATTTCCAAATATAAAAAGACTGGAGATCAGAAATTTAGAATTGATGCAGAGTATTTAAGATCAGAGTTTGATACATGGTGGCGTGACGACACCTCAGAATTTTTACCACCCCTTGTACACTAATTAATGACACAGTGGAATTCAAGTCCCTGGCCTAGAAACTCTGATAGTGAAGAACTAACAGAGTTTGGACCAGAAACTATTATGATTGATGAATCTTCAAAATTAATCGCGGCCAAATGTGATGAATTAAAGAGTCTCCTATTAAGTAAAAATCTTAAATATGGAGATTCTGCTTTGAAACCAGTCCGCATCTTTAGTAATGAATCAAGTACAGAACAACTTCGTGTACGAATTGATGATAAAATCAATCGTGTGATGAACAATGGCCTGTATGATGATGAAGACACAGTTATGGATCTCGCAGGTTATCTAATCTTATTACGGATTAGCCTTGACAAAGAATCCATTTAACTGTAAAATACCCTTAGTCTATTCTATATTATGTTTCTCTCAGCAGATACAATCAACATTCTGAAAAACTTCTCGACTATCAACCAGTCGATTCTCATTAAAGAAGGATCTAAACTTCGATCTATGTCGGTAATGAAGAATATTCTGGTTGAAGCTGAGATTGATGAAACTTTTAATCGTGACATTGCAATCTATGATCTATCACAGTTCCTAAATTGTTTATCACTGATTCCTGGTGCTGATCTGCAATTGAATCAAACTTCTATCACTATTGCAAGTGATAAGAATAGTATTGATTATCGTTACTCTGATCCTTCTGTTGTCACTTCACCTCCAGACAAAGAACTAAAACTTCCTAGTGAAGATGTATGTGTCGTTCTCACTGAAGAGAATCTGGAGAGTGTGAAGAAAGCAGCTGCAGTCCTACAGATTCCTGATGTATCAATTGTTGGTGATGGTGAGAAGATCTTCCTCACAGTTCGTGATAAAAAGAATAGCGGTTCAAACTCATTCTGTATTGAAGTTGGTGAGACATCAGATGTCTTCCAGTTTAATATGAAAGTAGAGAACCTGAAACTTATTGCTGGTGACTATGATGTCATCATTAGTTCTAAGAATCTATCCAAATTCACTCATCATTCACGACCATATGTCGCGTTCATTGCAATGGAACCTGATTCGAACTATGAAGCTAGTTGATTTCACAAAATATCCCAATGGAGCATATCTAGATATTGTAAAAGTACCTAGAGTCTCCATTGTTTCCTTATCTTTTGAAAGGAAAACATTCAGAAACATTATTCCATGTTTCCTATTTCAAATTGGTGGAGATGCCGGACTAACAATCACATTAGATATATTTCAAAATATCTTCTCATTTACAATCCTTGATCAACACTATGAATTTTAGATGACAATTGAAGTAAATGAATGGTATGATGATTCCGGTAAGTTAAACCTTACAATTACCTGGGATGAAAATGATCCCAAAGAATCCAGATTTAATAACTGGACATCCTCAGACTTCTCCGACCTTTTGACTACTTTTTGTAATGCCTGCAACGAAGAATTATCTATGGGTGGAGAAACACGCACCTTCGAAGATCTCGGAATGTGTCCTCCCCACGACGCTTAAAAATGAGTTTCAAACCATTGTTGACAATGGTGAACTCTCTAATATGTTGTTCATTGGTGATGCTGGAGTTGGTAAAACAACTGTAGCTAAAGTCATATGTGAACAATTAAATCTTGATATGATGTTTATGAATGCTTCGTGTGAACGAGGTATTGATGACGTTCGTAATAAGATTCAATCATTTGCCTCTACAACCTCTCTATATGGTTCGTATAAGGTAATGTTACTAGATGAGGCAGATAACCTCACACAGGACGCACAGAAGTCCCTTAGGGCATTGATTGAACAGTATCAAAATAACTGTCGATTCATTCTTACCTGTAATTATCAATATAAACTCATTGACCCTCTACGGTCACGATTACAGGAATATGTATTCAACTATCCTAATGATAGTAAGAGTATTCCAAATGAGTTTACCAAACGATTGATTTCTATTCTTGTAGAAGAGAAGATCAAACTGAAGGAAGATGATATTCCTGTCTTAAAAGACCTTGTTAATCTATACTATCCAAACTGGCGTAAAGTTCTTCATCAACTTCAACGTTGTTGTGCATCTGGTGTAATTGACCAGACTATTATTTCACAGGTTAAAGAAGAACATATCAGTACATTATTTGCACTGATGAAAGCAAAGAACTTCACTAAAGTTCGTGAATGGATTGCAGAATCAATGGCGGCTGGTGTTCAATCTACAGAGATTGTAAGTTCTATATATACTCAGATGAAGGATTATCTTATTCCTAAATCACTCCCACATTGTGTATTAACTCTGGCTGAATATCAACATCGGGCATCTGTTGTAGCCAATCAAGAGATTAATACTGTAGCAATGTGTACAGAGTTAATGATGTCTGTAGAATTCAAAGGTTAACGAATGATTAAAGACTGGCGTTATTCAGATGAACGACTCGGTGTACGAGATAAAGTTTTGTATAAACTTCTCAGGAGATTTGGGTCACATAATAACAACAATGGAGAACCATTGTACAGTAACCAATCATTATATGAATGTGCACAAGACTGGACCAATATGGGAAAAATGCACTCTGAGGGTGTAATTGACTTTTATCTTGAAAACTACACATGAAAGACCAAAACGTAATTAATGACATTGAGTCATCAAACATTAAATGGAATCGTGCGTTAGACTTATTCATTGAATCAGTCATGAAACCAGACCATGCACTTAGAGATTGTGCACACAATCAAAAGTGTTATAATGAACTGATTGAAATTCGAAAACAAGTATTAGAAGACTTGAAAAGTAAACGTTGCACTTGATTGTATGACCATTGGCCCATTTGAATATGTTAAATCAATTAATGAAAAGTCGTCAGTAGCACATACTAGAGATTATAATCCATTCTTGGCCAATATTGCACTATCCTATTCGTTGGATACAATTATGTTTGCCAATGAGATGAATCAATATCCTAATCTTCCTCCTGTATGTCAGTATGACTTTCTATATCAAAGTGTTAGAAAAGGTAAACGATTCAATAAGTGGTACAAAGAATCAGATACACCATATCTACAAGAAGTGATGGATTATTACCAGTATTCTAAATCAAAGGCACTTGAGGCGTTACAAGTATTGACACAGGAACAATTACGTGATATAGTAAAGTCACTGGATACAGGTGGTCAATGACTTACGATTTTACCTTCGCACATACACAAGAGGGATTTGATACACATATTGATAGTAGTATTCGTGGGTATTCTAACCTTCTTGATGACACAGTATCATTCTCTAGGTATTTTGTAGAAGATAAAACTAAAGTTGTTGATGTGGGTTGCTCTACAGGTAAACTCACAAAAATGATTATCAATAATAACCCAAATAGACAATATGCTCACTATGTTGGTGTTGAACTAGCTGGTGGATTTTATGATGCATTGTCTGATAGACAAGAAGAAGTCAGACAAGAATATCCTTGGGCCATTCTTGAATGGGTGAGAGGTGATGTTACAAACTATGAGTTCAGAAATTGTTCATTAGTAACTTCATTGTTTACTCTTCAGTTTATGCCGAAGACTTGTAGACAAGATACAATCAACAAGATATACACAGGTCTGAATGAAGGTGGTGCATTTATCTTTGCAGAAAAGTTAATGTGTGAGAATGCATTCTTTCAAGAACTCTTGACATTCAATCATTATGATTACAAGAGAAATACTTTCAGTGCAGAACAAATCATGGATAAAGAGAAACAACTCCGTGATATGTTAAAACCTAATACGTGGTCCGAATTGAAAGATATGGTGTTTACTGCAGGTTTCAAAGACTGTCAGATCTTTTGGCGTAATCATCAATTCGTTGGAGTCATAGCCATTAAATGATTGACAAACTTCTAGAAGATATTATCTTCACACAAGTCCCCACCGATAACGTGGGGATTTTATTGTCTGGTGGTGTAGACAGTCTTAGTCTGGCCTTTGCAGCAAATCGTTTAGGAAAGACGATTACTGCATATACTTTTCACCTTGAGGGTGAAAAATCGTATGACGCTACTAAGGCGGAAGAAGTATGTAATGAATTTGGATGGGAATGTAAAACTGTCATCGTACCAAAACATAATCTCAAAGAGGATTTTATTAGACTGGCCAGAGACTATGATTGTAGAAAGAAAACACATTTTGAATGTACATTTCCATTCTTATATGTTTTTCCTGAGGTATCTAACAATTATCTTCTCAGTGGTATTGGTGCCGATGGATACTATGGAGTTAGTAAAAAAGCAATATTACATTTTAAGGAACCTAAAGAACTATTTGATGAATTTAGGACAAAATACTTCTCACATCATAACGTAACTGGCTTCAGACAAATAGAACAACTTGCCTATGAATACAAAACCACATTGGTTCATCCTTACATATACCACTCAACAGTGAGAGAATACTTCTTTCAATTTGATTGGTATCAACTAAACAAACCACAACAAAAACAATTAGTCAGAAGTGCATATGAGAAAGAATTTAATCGTATAAGAAAAGTTAAAGAGCATATCAACCTTCAATTAGGATCTAATATAGACCACTTGTTTGAAACACTATTAGATGATAAAATGCTAAATAATCGTGGAAGGAAAAGAATCATGGATCTCGCTTCCGATTACGCCTCATCAGGACAAGCTACTCTACCTTTATGAAATTACCTTACACTATCAAAAATGTATTAGATTCTGAAAAACAGCATAGGTTCACCGTAATCTCTACCTTTGCAGGTGGTGGTGGATCTTCAACTGGTTATCGTTTGGCTGGAGGTAAGATCCTAGCTGTCAATGAATTTGTAGAAGAGGCTCGTAATACGTATTCAGCAAACTATCCTTCTACTCCTATTCTTCCTGGTGATATCAAAGAACTGACTGGCCAGGACTTCCTAGACCTAGTAGGACTACAAAAGGGTGAACTAGACCTATTGGATGGTTCTCCTCCCTGCTCAGCGTTCTCTGTGGCTGGGTCTATGTGTCGTTCTGAAGGTGCAACACACTCTGATGGGTGGGGTAAGACTAAAAACTATTCTGATGGCAAGAAGGTAGAAAACATCGAGGACTTGTTCTTTGAGTTCATACGTGTCGCCAATGATATTCAACCAAAAGTCATTGTAGCAGAGAATGTAAAGGGTCTTACTATAGGTGAAGCTAAGTCATATTATCATCGTATTACTAATGAATTTGAAAAAATTGGTTACTATGTCTCATCCAAAGTAATGGATGCCTCCTATCATGGTGTAGGACAAAGTCGTCAACGTGTAATCTTTATTGCTGTTCGTGAGGACATAGCTGAAAAGGCTGGTCTTACCTTTATGAATATAAGTGGTATATTTCCGAATACATCATCACATCGAACTACATTTGGTGAAGTAATTGAGGGTGTGGAAAATACAGATGAAGAGATACAACTAGTTACTGATAAGTGGAGAAATAGTAATCTTTACAAGACTACTGGTTCAAAAATGCCTAGTGATCCTGATAAAGTATTGAGTGGTATGAATTATCACCCCAAAGGTCATGCATTTAATATGAAACGTGCGTCAATGAGAAAACCATCACCTACTCTCACTGCAATGGGTTGTGCAAATATAACATTTGGTGGTATTATTCATCCCTTAGACAACCGTAAACTTACATTACCTGAGTTGATTCGACTACAAAGTTTACCCGATGATTTCAAACTCACGGGTGAATGGAAACAGAAAGCAGAACGTATTGGTAGGATGGTTCCTCCTCTTATGATGAAAGATATTGCTGATTCTATTCATGAACACGTATTCTCTAAGTTATAACAGGTAATTTTTCTAAATAACTCATATATTTGTTAAAATACAATGAGTTATGAATGGGATGCTTCCTACATGGTGGAAGTCTTATTAAAAGAACCAGATGATTTCCTTAAGTGTAGAGAGACCCTGACTAGAATTGGTGTTGCATCTAGAACTGAGAAGAAATTATATCAATCATGTCATATCTTACATAAACAAGGTAAGTATTACATTGTATCATTCAAGGAGTTGTTTCTTCTTGATGGTAAAACTTCTGATTTCTCTGACAATGATGTACAGAGAAGAAACCGTATTGCTAAGTTACTTAGTGAGTGGAATCTTGTAGAGGTTGTCAACCCTGATCTCATTGAAAATATGTGTTCAATGGGTCAAGTTAAGATTATTCCACATCGTGAGAAAGCTGAATGGGAACTCATTCCCAAGTATCAGATTGGTAGTAAAAAATCATAACATAAATACAATCAGTAAAAAGATTTAGGAATCACATGAAAGATTATAGTCAAATGTTCGATGCATACCGTAAGGTATATGAGAACGTAAACCAAACTCATGACGCTGTCATGCCAGGTCGTCCACAAGTCAAACCATATGTTGGTCCTGGTGAAGTCCAAAAAGCACATTCACATACAACTTATCCTGCAGGATTTGATCCCACAGGTCGTGAAGATAATTTCGATTCTAAGAATGAGTCAGTTGACGAACTTGAGATCGTTGGTGATTTTCTAATTGAGAATGGTTTCGTAAGTGATGTTGATAGTGTAGATGCATTCTATGCTCATATGAGTGATGAGTGGAAGGCACAAATTCTTGAGAAGGCAGATGACAATGGTAACACTAGTTGCTGGGATTCACATAAGAAAGTAGGTATGAAGAAGAAAGGTGGTAAGATGGTTAACAACTGTGTGCCCAAGTAATTATGAAATTAAGTAAACCTTTAATACACTTAAGGTTAGACCAATGTCAATACTTCTACTGGGATTCACG